CCATTTTTATTATTAAAAACACTTGATTTTGAAAATTTAACAAGTCATAACGTATGGGACTCGCTAACGACAAACATGCACATATTTTGCAGTTTGTTGAAAAATCACAAACCAAAACAAAATGAAATCAAGCAATTTGTAAAAAAATACATGGCAAATTATGCAGCCAATTTACTTCATGCAATTGGACCTGATGATAATTCACGTGATACAGTTGATAGCGCTAAATTGCGACCAATATTATACAAACTGTTGTCGTTAGTTGATGATGACCGAATTATTTCTCTTGCAAAATTTCAATTTAAAAAAAATAAATATAACTACATACTCGACATTGTTATGCAACATTGCACTCGACAAGAATATGATAAATTGGTTGGATTAATCAGCTCGACTAATGATAACCCACAACTTGAAAAAGATTTAATTAGAGCAATTGGAAAAGTCAGGGATAGCGATTTAATTGACGATGTTATCAATAACGTTCTGTTATCTATAAAAGTACAAGACGCAGATTTATTGGTTGCACAATTATCATCAAATGAATATGCAACTCAAAAAATATGGACCTTTTGTAAAAAACATTGGAATAAAATAAGTATATTTGAAGAATCTTCTAGTGAAGTTCAAGGAATGGTTAGAGCCATGGGATTGGGATTTGTAACAACCGATGATTTATCAGATTATACTAATTTCTTTTCTACCGCCCCCGAAGGAACCGATATGGTCGTTCGGCAAATGACAGAACGTATTGAAAGCAAAATTTTATCAATACGTAGAATAATCGAATAATTAAATAATACATATCAAAATAAATAATGAATAATACATAACAACATAAATAATGAATAATACATAACAAAATAAATAGTGAGCAATACATAACAAAATAAAGAAAAATTTAACCAATTCATACCAGAATTTAAATAATATTATCGACCAGTTGCCCATCCAAAAATAGACCTTCCACCAGTTGCAGTCTGTGGAATACCGCCTGCCTCATCTGCCTTATCGTACTTTGGCATAATTGGACCAATAAGACCTTTCAAGAAGTGGAAAAATTCCGTATATTCCACTCTTTCTTCCAAGCTTTTCCGTTTTTGAGCCTCATCATATTCTGCCTTTTCAATTCTGTATGATGATGTACAGTCCGTAATATCACCCGCTCCATTTTCTGAATGAGGAGGCTTATCTTCATCTTCATCCAAATTTTTAAGAGCTTCTGTTGCACTTCTATCACTTCCAACTTGAAACAATGAAAACAATACAGCCTTACTACCATATTCAGTAGAAGTTGTCAAGCTTCTTACGTTTCTAATTGCGGTAGTAATGCTATCTCCTGATACACCATCTGTGTAAATCAAAAATAGCACAGGCTTTGGCAATGTCTTACTCATCATTTTCGTTCTTACATAATCATCAAACGAACTGGTAATTGATCTTCCAATTGGAGTACCTCCTCCAGGCGCTCTAACGATTTCAAATACTCCATTAACATCGTTTGCAGTAATAACATTATTTGCTTGATGACGATTATTCAAAAATCTAACTGAAATTCCATCATCGTCAAACATTGTTACAACTTGCGCTCCAAGTTTTACCAGATACTGAACATGTTCCCATCTCGACATATCATTATATGACGGAAGACCCGGCTGTGATTCCTCAGTTGGATCATAATCAACCGTATGCATTGCATTACCAGACATGTCTCTTGTTCCAGATACTTTCATTGACGAACTATCATCAATTATTTCGATAATGTCAAACAGTGATAACACACACAAATCAGTTGCATAATCTAGGGTCGGGATATTATATAGCTCCATAATGATTTGATAATCATGTCTAGTTGCCTTATTTACCACGTCTTGTAGTTTAGGTTGATTCTGATTAAAGAAATGGAATAGCTCCAGATAACATAGAGTGTCCCAAATCTTATCAATTACCAACTGACAAATCATGTTATCAAGAGGTTGCATTTGATCGTCTGGCTTTGGAATATCTTCCAAAACTGGCTTCCTTAATCCGAATTGTTCCGGCTTACGACGCGCTTTCGCAATAGCTTGTTGAGTACTCTTGTTTACTTCCATCGTACTTTTTTGAACCTCTTGCTGTCGTTTTGCTTGTTCAGCAGGAGTTGTTGAGCTTTCATCTAGCTCGAAATTATTCAAATTAGTAGAATTTAGTCCATCTTGACTAATTGGCTGTTGCTTATTTGCATCAATTTCTGCACCAGTAACGGTAACGGCTTCAACGGATTTCTTCTTGAATGGCATATTTGTATTAAAGTTTGGTAAATATTATGGTAAACATCTGAAAATATTAAGGCATGTCAATCGGTTTATATTTCATCTTTTTTGATATATTTATCCATAATTGACTGGACTAAATTGATATATAAGAGCATCAAATCCATTAGATAAAGACTAATTGTATATTGTTGTATTTATTAAATGAAACATATAGTGTACATTATTCAGTGCTCAGATCACGTCAATAGTAATATCTATAAAATCGGCTACTCTCTCAACGGCATTCAACGACTATATTCGTATAGTACTAACGCTCGCATACTTTGCACTTTGTATCATCCGGATCCAATGGAATGTGAAAAAAACTTGATTGCTCATTTTCGCAATAAATACATTTTACACAAAGGAAAAGAATACTTTAAAATAAACGCTGATAGGAATGCCATCATAGACGAATTTATTGATGTCGTCAGAAACAACCGAAAAATCGAAGACGTGGATGAAAATACGAATGCACAAATAGAAGGGAACGCAAAAAATAACGAAAAATATCATTGTGTGTGCTGTGACTATTTTACTGTAAGTTCTGGTAATATATACAAACATAAACGTACGCAAAAACATTTAACTGAATTATCCAAATCAGATTTAGATGAAAAATACATCATACAAAAAATAAGAGTATTTTCGTGCAAGCACTGCAATAAAAATTTTAAAAGAAATTCATCAAAATGGAAACATGAAAAAATATGCGAACCTTGCAACAATAATAATTCAAATGAAATTGAAACTTTTAACAAAATGGTAAACGACCAAAACAAACAACTACAAAAATATGAACTAATAGTAGATAAAATAATTGATTCAAAAAAATAATTTTTATTAGTTTCTAGTGCTGAGAAAATTTCAACATATTTTTACACAACTATTGTGTGTTTTTTTATTTCTTTCTTAGACTTTTACAAAATAAAATTATTTTTTTTCAAAAGTAAAAAGGTTAAACAAAATATTTTTATAAATTTCAAAAAAAATAGTAAAAAATTAAAAAAGGTATATAGTATACAAATTGTTTAAATAGTATCCCTTTTCTATTTTTTCATATTTTATGTTTGGTACTCTATTAATACAACCATATATACTTTTTTAAACATAATATTTTAACTACTCTCGAAAAGTATATATATATGTAATTTTTAAACAACATTAACTATATTTATAAAATGTAAAGAGGTAATTTTGCTCAATTAACCGTATATTGCAAAAGTATATATACCGAACATTAAATAGTATCGTTTCTACAAAAGTATATATACTGGCCATATCGTTGTGTACATATGTTAAAATATATTATCGATTATATAATATATAATATATAGTATAGTAAAAATGGAAAAATATTATTGCTATTGTTGCAAATATTCAACATCAAGTGCCGGAAATATAAATAAGCATAAATCAACAAATAAACACATAACGTCATTTTCTAGTTCGAAATTTACTAAAGCTGACGTAATTAAAAAAATTAAAATGTACACATGCACTTCATGTAAAGCGGAATTTCCAAATAAAATGGGAAAATACAGGCACGAAAAAAAATGCATTTCTGAAAATACAGAGTCGAACAATTCAAACAATTCAAACAATTGTGTTAAAAATGATAATACAGACCAATTAAATAATAGATTAGATATATATGAAAAAATTATTGAGAAATTAATATCATCCAACACCGAAATATCGAAAACATCAATAGCTAAAACTGCTGACGTAGCAACCAAATCTATGAGTGTATTAAAGTACGCTTCTACACATATGGCGGATGCACCTGCAATGAAAGAGTTAGAAAAAGAAGAAATTTATGGAATTTTAAATTATGAAGGCAATGACAGTGAATTAAATGACGAAGATCGTGAAGAAAAAAATGATTTATATGTTAGGACAATAATTGGTCATTATATAAACAAAAATTTAGTTGGGTTGTTAGGTGATATGATTGTTTTGCATTTTAGAAAACCAAACGAAGATGTCCAAAAAAATTCAAGTATATGGGCAGTTGATGTGGCTCGTTTGTCATTTATTATAATGCATGCAATCAACAAAGACGGAGAAAAAGAATGGAAAAATGATAAAACTGGAAAATCATTTAATGCTATGGTGATACAACCTATGTTACGTACATTAGGAGAAATTCTTAAAAAATATATTGAATATAAACAAACATGGGCACAACGTAATAAAAATGCGTCAATAGAAGAAATGGGGAGAATTATGAACGTCAGACAAGGATGTGCAGAATTGTTAAAAGATATTAATTATCGTCATTTCGAGAAACCATTAATTAAGTACGTTGCCCCAAGTTTTAAATTTGATGATTATTTGAAAAAGAAATAAGGCGGTGATATGTATTAATGAACGATAATTTAAAAAGTGATTTTAAATATTTTATCCATTTCAGTGCTGAGAAAATTTCAATATATTTTTACACAACTATTGTGTGTTTTTTTATTTCTTTCTTAGACTTTTACAAAATAAAAATATTTTTTTTCAAAAGTAAAAAGGGTAAACAAAATATTTTTATAAATTTCAAAAAAAACCCAAAATTATTGAAAAAAGCACACAGATTGGGATTTGTTTACACTATAACTCTTTTTAATATTATTGATGTTTATAATTAGTTTCTTTGATATACTCACCTACAATACTTTTATTATTAGTAATGTAATATTATATATAAAAGAACGTATGTATAAACAAATACACATACATAACTAGTAACATTTTGTATGTAACAAGCCTGCCATTTTGAAAAAACTTCAAAAATAGGTATCTATATAAAGTGACACTATCTAAACAATAATTGAACCGATACGTATGATACTTAAAATGTAATAAGGTGATAAACATACGAGATACAGATGTTAACAATAAAAATATTTTTTTCATACAAATCATAAAAAAACTAAAAAAAGAAAAATAAAATTGATTAAATGATTAAAAAATATAGCCGTAATATATGGAGCAAGTAGTACATAATATAACTTTAAATAATATGAACTTATTGAAGCAACGATCTAAGTCGTTAGATTTTCCGTACGAGAAAGGAAACGATTCCAGCAGCACCGAAATGAGCAACAAAGATATTATACGAAAAACCAAATATACGTATAAAAAAAAGCCAATCGGTGCAGGGTCGTTCGCGAAAGTATATCTTGCAAAAAACAGTGAAGGTAATTATAGAGCATTGAAAAGCATCGATT